GGGCTACGCAGCCGTTTTCGGGCGGCCCGACCGGGGCGGCGACGTGATCCGCGCGGGTGCGTTCGCGAAGGCGCTGGAGCGGGCGGGCAAGGTGCCGTTGCTGTGGCAGCACAAGGCGGGCGCGGTGGTCGGGCAGATCGAGCATCTGTCGGAGGACAAGCGCGGGTTGCGCGTGATCGCGTCGGTCGGCGACGAGCGCGCCGCGCGGCTGCTCGGGAACGGGAAACTTGATGGTCTAAGCTTTGGGTATCGGGTGCGGGAAGCGAAGAGCGCTCACGGGTTGCGGGAGCTGGTCGAGCTGGATTTGGTGGAGGTGAGCCTGGTCGCGAACCCGATGCAGACGCGCGCGCGCGTACATGCGGTCGAGCCAAGGGGTTAGCGCCGGGTCGGAGTGGCTTTGTGATGCAGAATCCAGAATGGCTCAAAAGCCGGATCAGCATTTGCACGAGCGCTGCATGACTTGAGGGTGTCCATAGCGCCTTTCGGATCGTTCACGAGCGCGTCCAGCACCTTCGTGTAGTGGTCAAGCAACTGACGCTTGTCGCCAGGGAGCTTGTCACCGATTTCGCCGGTGAACCACTTGTTCATCAGCAATGTCTGCTCCTTGATCTCGGGCTCGAGCTGTTTCGCCACCGACATTCCGTAAGCGTATTTGTAAGCCGTTGCGCAGTCGAAGTCGTTGGTCGGGTCCACCGTCGGGAGAGTGGGCGCCGCATTGGCAGCGAGAGCAAGGAGAGCAAAGGGCAGGGTCAGATATTTGGTACGCATACAACCTCCGACGCGGGCATCTGACGCCCACTGATTAAAGGCGCGTGAAGGCCAGCGCGCATTGACTCTCGGGATGAATGCAACACCATCTCGTGATGCGGTGGTTTCTGCTCGCGATCGCGCTGATGAGCGCTGGGTGCAAACAGGAGCGGGCGCCGGCGATGTCAGATGCGGAGATTCAGAAAGTTCATCGCGACCTGCCTGGAATGACTGCCCAGTGTCTGGAGATAATGGGGCAATCCGGAATCGAGGGTTTGCCGAAAGATTCCGATCGATGCTTCAAGTTCACGGCACCCGCACGAATGCGCGGCCTGTGGCGGAACGACTTTGAAAGCTCGTTATTTTGCGAGGATCTCGCGAGTGAGTGCCGCTACCCCGTGACGCAAGTTACGTTCGGAGATTTCGTATGGCTCAAACTGGCGCCACCGGCCGGCTATCAGGATACACCGCCGGGCGGACTTTATGCGATCGACTTCATCGGACGGCGATCGATAGGCAAAGGCCTGTTCGGATATGGCGCGAATAGCGAGGTCGTCGTCGACCGGCTGCTCTCGATCAAACTGATCGAGCCGCCACCACCCGGGGGAATGACGAAAGAGCATATCAAACGATATCAGAAGGCCTGCGGAGGCAAGTTGATCTGCATGCCCAATTCGGAGGTGCCGGAGCCGGAGAATTAGGAATTTGCCGTCGCGGGAATGACGAGACGGAATGTGAGGGTCGCGAGAAATCGCGGCCCTTTTTGTTTGTGCACAGGAGAAGACGAAAGATGTTGGAATTCAAGGCGGATGCGCTCGAGCAGTCGTTCGATGCGTTTGATGAAGACGATGGGGTGGCGGCGCTGAAGGCCGAGCTCGAGTTGCTCAAGACCAAGATCGCGAGCGGGGCGATTGCGGCGCAGCGGCCGGCACTGGACGGGGTGAAGTCGGCGGAAAGCGCGAGCTTCGTCGACGGCTATATTCGGCGCGGGATCGAGGCGGGGCTCGAGACCAAGGCGATCGGAAGCTCGACCGATGCGATCGGCGGCTATGCGGTGCCGGAGGAAATCGACCAGGCGATCGACGAGACGCTGACGGCGATCTCGCCGATCCGCGCCATCGCCAATGTCGTGAAGGTCGGAAGCGCGGGATATCGCAAGCTGGTTGCGACGGGTGGCACGCCGTCGGGCTGGGTCGCCTACGAAGCGGCGCGGCCGGAGACGGGCACGCCGACCTTTACCGAAGTGGTGCCAGCGGCTGGCGACCTCTACGCCAATCCGGCGGCGTCGCAGCAGATGCTCGACGATGCGATGTTCGATGTCGAGAGCTGGCTCGCCAACGAGATCGCGACGGAGTTCGCTCGGGCCGAGGGCATGGCTTTCGTCAAGGGCACGGGGACGAGCCAGCCGCTCGGTTTCCTGAGTTCGCCCAATGCGACGACGCTGGACGGCGTGCGGGCGATGGGGACGCTGCAATATATCGGAACCGGCAATCCGGGCGCGTTCCCGGCGAGCAATCCGGCGGACAAGCTCATCGACCTGGTGCAGAGCCTGCGGTCGCCATACCGGCAGGGCGCGGTGTTCGTGATGAACTCGGCCACTGCGGCGGCGATCCGTAAGTTCAAGACCACGGACGGGCAGTTCCTGTTCCAGCCGGGGTTGACGGCGGGCGCTCCGGCGACGTTGCTCGGCTATCCGCTGATCGAGGCGGAGGACATGCCGGACATCGCCGCGAACAGCCTGTCGATCGCGTTCGGCAACTTCAAGGCCGGCTATGTGATCGCCGAGCGCAATGCGACGCAGATCCTGCGCGATCCCTACAGCCACAAACCGTACGTGCATTTCTATGCAACCAAGCGGGTCGGCGGTCAGGTCGTGAACTCCGAAGCGATCAAGCTCCTGAAGTTCGCCTGAGCCACCGCGGGGCGGAGCCCGCCCCTTGGCTCCGCCCCATTTTCATTTCACTCAATTTGAGGAGCCGCGATGACGGACTTTCAGCCGAAGTTTGTCGACCTGGTGCGTAGCTACACGTCGACGATGGGCACGGGTGCGTTTCTGCTCGGTCCGACGGTGCCCGGCTTCGCGGGCTTTGCGTCCGCGCTGCACCCGGGCGACACATTTTATTACTCGGCGATCGGCATCGACAAACCGGCCGAGCGCGAGGTCGGCCGCGGGACCTTGATGTCGAATGGCACGATCACGCGGTCGCCGCTCAATGGATCGACGACCAACTTTTCGAGCGGGACCAAATCGATTGCGCTGATCGCACCGGCCGAATGGTACAATTCGGTGCAAGCGGGAACCGCATCGGCGCCGGCGATGGCCGGAACGCGGGACGCGCTCGCCAGACAAGCCTCGCGATCGGTGCCCGTGATTCTGTGCGAGGCCGGGCGGGAGGGCATCTCCCTGTTCGATGCGTCCAACCTGGGTGCCGAGGTAAGTGCCGATGGGGAGCAGGGCGTCTATGTTGCTCCGGCGACCGATCCGACTGGTGCTTCGGGCGCGTGGGTTCGGAAGTTCGCCGCGCCTGTCGCGCCCGAATGGTTCGGGGCGATCGGCGACGGAACGACCGACGACCAAGCGGCGATCCAGGCGGCAATCGACCACCAGGTACGAAGCGGTGGCGGCGAGGTGCGGTTTGCGGCGAAGGTGTATCGCTGCGGCACGGCGCTGTCGTGGAGCGGCGCCTCGATCGAATTGAATGGCGCCGGCAGCGGTGTCCAGTCGACTGGCGGCACGATCCTGAGCTTTCCGGCCGGGCTTAGCGGCGCGGTGAACATCCGCAACGGATCGGCGGGCATGGGCTTCGGAAGCTCGGTGCGGTCGCTGCGAATCAGGGGCGCAAGCGCGGATGCTGTCAGCGACGCCGATGCGGCTCTCGGGATCGGCAGCGGAATCCTGCTGCAGGCGAATGGCTGCCGGATCGAGGACGTGGTCGTTCAGGCGTTCGAGGGCAACGGGGTCTACGTGCTGAGCGGGGCGACGGCGGCCGACGTCAGCATTAACGCCAACAATTGCACGATCGACGGTCTGCACGTCTGGGACAATCGCAAGAACGGCTTCGCGACCTATGGGGTCGACAGCAACCACCTGCAGATCCGCGGGCTCGACGCGACCAATAGCGGCCAATTCGGCGTGTTCGAAAATTCGCTGCTCGGAAACATCTATTTCAGTCCGCATTTCGCGGGGAATTCGATCGGCCCGATCCGCTTCGGCGACATCACCCGTCACAACCGGGTGCTGTGCGCGTACAAAGAAATTGGCACGGCGTTGCTCGTCCAGTTCGACAATGGCGGAGCAGGGCAGAACGAGGTCGCGTTCCACGCCGCGGAAGCCACGGTGGCTGATCCCTCCGCGTTCACGATCGCCGATAACACCGCATCGAAAGACAATGACGTTTCAGTGCTTGGCGTGCGCCACCGGGCGGCGTTTGGCGGTGACGGGGCGAACGGTACGTTCGTCATCTCCGAGGAGGTCCTGGTGGTCCGCAAGGGCAAGCAGATCCAGCTTCAGGACGAGCCGCTGACGGCGAACTGGTTCGTCGGCAATTATGGCGGCGCGGCAGGCTTTTCGAACCCGAGCGGTGCCTATTTGCTGATGACCGGCGACGCGCCGCAAGTGCTTGGGGACAACGGCGTCCTTTCGGTTAACGGGGGATTGGTCGCAACGGGAGCGACAGCGGGCGTCGGTTATGCAGCGGGGGCGGGCGGAGCCATTGTGCAGGCGACGAGCAAGTCGGCGGGCGTGACGCTCAACAAGGTGTCGGGTCGGATAACGATGAGTGCTACGTCCCTGGCCGCGGGCGAACTTGCGACCTTCACGGTGACCGATTCCGCGGTTGCGGCGAGCGACACGATCAACCTCAACCTCGCGAGCGGGAACGCCGCCGCGGGGGCCTATCGGTACTGGATCGACGCGGTGTCGGCGGGGTCGTTCAGGATCGCGGTTGAGAACCGCTCAGTGGGACCGCTCGCCGAAGCGCTCGTTTTCAACTTCGCTGTCGTCAAAGCGGTGAGCGCGTGAGCATCGGTGAGTTCGCGACGGGTGAGGCGTCGCTGGCCGAGCAGCCGGCGGAATCAAGCACCAAAAAGCCGCCGGCGGCACGGCGCATCGTCGCCAAGACCGACGCCGCCGCCCAACCCGAACCGCGCTGACGCGCGCTCTCATATTTGAGGAACAACAATGACGCTCCTGCTCAAGGACCCGGACGCGATGGTCGACTATCTGGTCGATTGGGGCGCGGAATATCTCGGCGACGATTTGATCGTTGATAGCGCCTGGACGGTCGACCCGGATGAGGCCGGCGGCGTGATTGTGGCCGGCCACCACTTCGACGCAAACAGCGCGACCGCGAACGCGGGCGGCGGGATTCCCGGGCGGATCTATCGCCTGGTGAACCAGGTTACGACTGCGCTCGGCCGGACCGATACGAGGTCGGTCGTGCTTCGCGTGGAGAATCGGTGATGCTGGGCATCGGGATGGCGGAGCCGGCGGTGACGCTGAGCGAGGCGCAGGCCTATGTGCGGATCGAGACGGGCGAGGAAGAAGCAATCGTCGCGGGGCTGATCCGGACGGCGAGCGCCTTGTGCGAGAGCTTCCTGAACCAAGTCGTGATCGCGCGTGAGTTCGCGGTGGATGTGCCCGCGAGCGGCGGCTGGGAGCGGATCGGGGTGACGCCGGTGCGGGCGATCACGGACGTTTCGTCCGAGGGCGTTGTCTTGGCGACCAGCGACTATTCCGTCGACATCGACTGTTCAGGCGAAGGCTGGGTGCGGGTGGCGGATTCGGTGAGCGCCTTGCGGGTCCAAGTTACAGGAATGGCAGGGCTCGCGGCGAGCGAGAACGAGGTGCCCGAGCCGATCCGGCACGGGGTCCTCCGGCTGGTCGCGTACCTGTTCACGACGCGCGACGGCGAGGGCGGTGAGCCGCCTGCCGCGGTGACGGCGCTGTGGCGTCCTTATAGAAGGAT